TGTTCTCCTTTATTTAATGCCAATATCTCATGTGGCAATTTCCCTTTTGTCTGCCATATTCTATGTAACAAATATGCTTTTCCGCCTGCTTCAATTAGTTTTTTGCGGTATCCTCAAGTGTAAAATCATCTGCACCATATCCGCTAATTTCATCAATGATATTACTAATTCTATCTTTTTCTCCTGCCATAAGCACCGTTTCTACTACATCTACATCATCTATGACATTTAAACTATCTTTTAGCTTTTTATTTTTCCACAATATGCCTTGTCCTTTGTCCACTGTTGCAGCAATGATTTTATAGCTTCTTAACTTAAAATAATCTGTTTCTAATTCTATCATACCAAATTGTCTACCTCTTGGGTCTGGACGTCTTTTTGTCGCTTTCCTTCTACAGCCTTGTATTTCTTCTTCTGTAAGTGGTCTTACAAAAAAAGAAAATAGCAATTTGCCATTTCTTTTGATTTCTATTTTCTTTTGTAAGCTATCATCGCTTTTAAATGCTGCTGCTTCTAACAATCCTGCAATCATTTCGTCTTCATTTTGCAATATTTCTTCTTTGCTTGGTAATTGTTTTTCTTCCTGTTCATAATCAAATGTTGTATCGTTCATATTTTTATACTTCCTTTCGTTTTTTATTATTTATGGTTTTTTATCATTCTATATCATATCTAAAACCTTCTAAATATTCTGGTATCGCATTGACTCTAAAACTCCAGCTTCTTTTGATAATATCGCCAGGTGTTAAATTCATTAAATCCACTGTACCATCTGGAAGGCAATTCCTATAAATTTGTCTGGAAGACTGTCCATCACGCCTTCTCAATTTCCCCTGAAAATCAAATGTAGGAAAATACCCTTGCTTAATGTCATCTAGTAATTTTTCAATCATAACATCATCTCTTACTACTGCTTCTGTTAATGTGAGTGTTACACTGTATCCACTAGGTACACCATAAACCAATGCAGAACCGACAGGCTGATAATCTACATTGTTTTGTGATAATTGTGCTGTAAAAGTATCCACTTCTGCTAAAAATAATTGTGTGCCGTCTTTTTGTGTTACAAAAAGCTGTCCATCTTTTCCTGTCATAAGCTTTGTAACATCTAATATTGATTGCTGATTTAACATAATTAATTCACTTCCTTACTTTATTTTCTATTGTTTTATAAATTTGGAGAATATCTGAATTTATAAACAAAATAAATTTTCTCCAAGCTATCAATATCATCTGCATAAATATTGAACCAAGCACTATCTCCTTGAGGAGGATTGTTTTTATCTACTTCAATATATCCACCCTCTAACAGTTTCCCTTCTGTGTGCATAAGAGAAAGTAAATTCCCTATTGCTATCATTACTGTTGCTCTGCCATCACCGTCATTATTGATATTGCCAATAAGAGGCTCTACCGTTGCAGAAGCTCTATTCATTAATTCTTTTCTAATTTTTGTTCTTTTGATTTTTTTCCAGCCTTCGTCATCTTCTCCTTGTGGCATATTGAGTGTCGTAATAGCACTTTCTATCCACACATTACCACTAGATGATGTACTAAATGTCAGCATACCAGCATCAATACTTTGTTCGTATTGGCTGTTTGTAAGCATTTCTAACACATCTGTCATACCTGTTACGACTTTATGTGTCAAACTTTGATTGGAAGCAGTAGAAGCTACCATTGCTGCCACTCTTGCTGCTGCTCTGACACCTTCTAATGGCTGCCCTAATGTATCTATTGCACCGCCTCCTACATATATTACATTGTAAGCATTTATTGCTTTTGCGTGTGCTAGTCTTGTTTCAAACGGTACACTGGTACTTTCTGCTATGACTGCAAAAGGTAATATATTTCCATCATTGTATATTTTTTGTATAAATGCAGTCAAAAGGGTATGTACTGCAACACTTTCTGTATCAATGCAGATAGTATTAAATACATAAGGCTCTAACAGTGTAAAGGCATTAGAATAGTCTGCATTTGTAATAGTAGGATTTGTACCAGTTGGAAAATCTGTCTGTCCTACTTCTGCTAATGCTGCATTGCCTTGATATTGTTCTACTTTTGAAAACACAAAATAACTTGATTTTTTGGTAGATTGTATAAAGTTTTCCATTTCATTTTCTGTAGTATCAAACACTATTCTCTCTAATTCTACAGTACCCTCTAATACAATAAATTCTTTTGTATTTTCTTCTCCCAGTACATTTCTTATGATATAACTTAACTGTCTATCTCCTTCGCTTTTTGCTGTCATAGTAACCGCTTGAGCATTTTCTGCATCGTAAAGTGTTGTTTGTCCTTTTGTTCCGCCACTTCCTAGCCTTACACAATATACCTTTTTTGCTCCACCTGTAAATATTTCAGTCAAAAGGGATACAGTACCATTTTCTCCACCATTTCCTAATATTTCTATTGCTTGTTCTATACTCTCAAATGTATGTACTTTATTTCTCTCTCCCCAGTTAGAACGAATACAACAAGCTACAATACCATCTGTTGCACCTGCAATAGATACACCACCTACATTTTCATATCTTTGATAGACACCAGGACGTTTTTTATTTTCCCCTACTGTAAAAAATATTCCCATATTCTACACCTCCATTTCTAAAAATGATTTTATTATTTTTTTTGCTTGTTCTTCTGTAGCTTGTGTAATGTTGGCTAGTTGAAAAGCTGCTACTACACACTCTGGTTTTGTTTGAAATAAACTTTTTGATTGTTGAGCAAATTCCTCCACAGTATATTCTTGTTTTTTTATATCTTGCTTTGGTTTGCTTTTTGTTTCTTCTTTTTTTAACTCTATCTCTTTTTCTTTTTTATCCATTTTTTCAACTCCTTTTTTCAAATGTAGCATAATTTAATTTTGTTTTTTCTGGCTCTTTTCTTAGTATGCCGTATTGTCCTATTACAGTAATTTGTCCCATAAAAGGCTCATTTGCTACACTTTCTTGTAATCCCATAACCAAAAAAGGAGAGCCGTTTTGCATAACCGTTTCTCCTTCTATCGCAATATCTCTGTATATTGCAGTAATCCACTTTCTCGTTTCTTCTACAGTAGAAGATACTACAGAAATATGTAATGTACTTTCCATTAAAGCCATAGCATAGCTTGTTTTACTATTTTTGCTGCTTTCTTTTTTTACAAATACAATAGGGTGTTTTGCTGTAGCATACAGTTTTTGACTGACTTCATCGTGTCCTAATACTATACAGTTAGGCTGATACTCTTTTATAAATGTATTCATAGCCCAAACGGGACAGGGAGAAACTTCCTCTTGTTTTGAAAAGCGATACACATCAAAATACACTCTTGCACCAAACACAACAGGTTCTGTTTCTTCTGTTTCAAAGCTATCTGTTCTATCCCATACTGCACAATAACTCTCTGTTTTTTCTGTCAAAAAAAGCCCCTCAAACATTGCAACCACTTCTTTTGCTATGTCTTCTGGAGCTTTTTCATTTTCATTTGTGCAATAAATATCGACTGCCATAATGCCGTCTGTTTTTCTTTCTGCGTGATACCTCCATTCTATGTTGTATACCATTCTGGGAAAAGAAGTGCTTTGTTTCCAATTTTCTGCCATATCGTGAGGTAACATTTGATAAAATATTGCTGGTTCTTTACCATAACAAGCTAACTCTTTTTTTAATACTTCACTTTGTTTTAAAACTTCATAAAATAATGTTTCTATCATATTCATCAACCTTTAGAAATTCGATATTGTTTTTGAAATATTTGTATTATTTTAGGTAATGCAGCATCTATTGTTTTTTGTTTAAATGGTCTTGGAGCAATTCTTTTTGTACCATTTTCAAGCAAATCTCCCAACAAATAACCGTTTACCTGTAAATCACTTTCTGTAATAGCGTGTATCACGAAATTACTTCCTATTTTATCTCCATAAGTACGCCTTTTAAAAGACTTTTGTAATGTGCCAAATCTCAATGCTGGAGGTTCACCAGGTGCAGAAGCAGTATATGTCACACCACCTTTTTGGGATTTTCTTTTTTTCGATTTCCTAGTAGATTTTTTAGATTTTCCACCTGTTTTATTGACTTTGTAAACACGTCCTGAACGCTGTCCAGAAAGCACCTTTTTGACTTCATTTGTCAATATTTGCTGCTTGATATCCTCTTTGTTTTGCCTTTTGTTCTATTTCTTCTATTGTTTTGTTTACAATCACATCAATTTCATTCATTGCCTGTTTGTAGTCCCCCATACTCGTTTAATCCCTCCCTCTTTTTACAGTATAGTATTGTAAATATTCCTACTTCTGCAGGTTCTTCTACACTTTCTACATCATACCTTTGCCCATCGTGTACTAATATATCTTCTGGTTGTATTACTGTTGTTCCCCTTACTACAATCGTATGACTTGCAGTATGTTCTATTTGCTTCCATTTGTATTTTTCTTTTTGGCTGATAGTAGAAAGAGAGCCTTTTATTTCTCCTATGTACTCTAAATTTTTATTATTATAAATTACTCGCCCTCTTTCATCTGTTTGTACTTTTTTTCTGTAAACAGAAAATGCTTTTAACTGTTGTCCTGGTCTAAATAGTATCATACTGTCACCACGCTTTTGGATTTTCTTGCATACCTAAATAAAAATATGGTTTTGTTTCTTTTGCAGTAGTATTTTTTGATACAAAAGCACTTGCCTGTTGTTTTTTCTCTAACTCGTCCAGCATTGCCTTGAAATGTTTGTATCTGTCTGAAAGGCTTAAACTCATGTTATCCACTTTGTAATCTACTTCATAACACAACTTCATTACAATAGCCTTTAAACATTCTATTTTTGCCTTCTGCCATGTTTTGTTTTTTACTAACATTGCTGCATATTCTTCATCACAAAGCACACAAGTATCCGCACCGCCTTCTGTCATAGTATCCCCTAATTCAAAACGCATTTTGTCAATGCTATTTTCTGCAATATTTTCTGCACAATAGCTATATGTTTTTTCCATATGACATCATTCCCTTTAATAAACCATTTTTCAATATTCTAATGCTTTTTTCAATTCTGCACTTTCTTCACAAACTCGTACAAATGCCTGTTGATAGG